TACGAGACACGTACTTACGAGCGCATACTACAACCAGGAGTTTACCATGAAGAGTTTAATTGCCAAGATCATGTCCAACGAAAACCTGCCGGACAGCGACAGCCGGAAAAGCTACAAGCTGATCCCGGTACCGGATAACCACGAGATCGAGTTTCGCCGCCTTAACCTGAGCATCCCCGAGATGATCTTCCATGCCCTGTTCGGTGACAGCGACCCTATCACCGTTCCTCTGCAGGACAGCGGTAACGTGTACATCCTGGAGAACGGCAAAACCATTTCCACCTTTGGTAGCGCACCCCCGCCGCATACCGAGCAAGCTATCGCTGAGCAGCCAAAGGACACACAGTTTAATCAGTCGTATTTCGATCAGCTGATGCAGCTCTTTGATCGGGTGACCGATCAGGCGCAGCCGGAAGAATATCCGTGGTTCCAGGTAGTGGCCGCCGCCTTGGCAGGTGCCCCTGCGAGCCTACCCCCAGAGGGGTTATGCGTGCCGTTTGCGATGGCCGATGGCAGGTTGACCGATCGGGCGCGTGCTTTCGTTAAAACGCTGAACAGCGCGCTGTTGAACAGCAAACCGATGCTGGCGTTGGAAGGGGCGAAACTGATCAAGGCGAACTACGTGTACCTGGTGCAGATTATCCCTGCCCCGTACGTGGAGAAGTCAGCGTATGAAACCCAGACCGCCAAAGAAGAGTTGCTGAACCGCGACATTTCCCACAGCGTGGTCAACGCCGTGCAGCGGGCGCTGAAGATGTATAACCACGGCGCCACGTTTGCGGTACTGACGCCTGCGCTGCGCATTAGTCCTAAAGAGCGAGTCGCAATCACCGCTATCTTTAAGAAATGGCATGACGTAGATGTCAAGTTCCGGTTTGTGGATGATCTCTGCACCCTGTTCTATTTTGACTAACCATCAGGGGTCCGTTGAGACCCCTAATTATTTCCGTTATGAAAATAAGTAATAAAATACATAGCAACCCCTTAGTATGTTAGGTAGTCGATGTCGAGGTTCATTAGAATCATCCGGTCGGCTACCCTTCATGGAGGATTCATGCATCTATCTAAACAGGCTTTAGCGCGCCAGCGGTTAGCACAGCTGAATATGTGGTTAATGATCTGTGGTTTTGAACCGCTATGGACCAACCAGACCCTCAAAGAAAAATAAAACCAGTTTCCCTTTTAAACAAGGATGACACCATGGGTTTCTTTACGCGGTTTTTCTGTACCCACAAATACAAGCTTGTTCGCACCATCCACGGTGATGAGATCAACCATCGCAACGGTCTGCGCAGCGAATGGAAATGCATCCACTGTGACAAGGTGGCGTTCAGCAAGTGCTTGACCTATTTGAAAAAGAAAAAGAAGTGAGGGTAACATGCCAACGATTCATGTGCCGCAGAAGCTCATCGATAAAATTGATGAGAAGCTTGTCCAATTGATCACGGAAGGGCAATGCAAGATTAAACGTACCACGGTTCATGAACTGGCTGTAGAGTTTGGGATTGATCAGGTAACACTGGAGCGGGTTATCGCGTACGAGTCTGGTCATAATTCTGAGATGAATGTTCAAAACTGAACACCCTTAATAGCAGGATGGCGGCGTGTGTATTCGCAAAGTCGGTACACCCCACGGTCACCGCATGGACCGTGGCAATGAGAGACTTGGGACGCAGCTGAAAGTATGCTGGTAAATAGCCGTAACCACGACCAACCGCGTGGCATCTCAGAATTAGACAGGGGAATGTAGTAAGTGCATACAACAAAAATAAAGTACCATCAAAGAAACGGCAGTGGCTGCTATTCACTGAATGGCAAACCGTTATCTATTGAGGACGAACAACATTATCAGGTAGAGATGCGCCGCGCCAGGGAACTCTACCACATCCACAAGAAGTTCATCGATGGACTCCCACAGTGGATCAAATCACTGGGTAAACGCTTTAACATCAAAGCGCTTACGCAGTACCTTTAACCAAAAGGAGACGATTCTATGGCAACCATCAATTACGATGCGATTGCGCAAGAACTCAAACGTGGTCTAATCGACAACGAAAATACAGCAGCGCACCTGTGTATGGATAAGCCCATGCTGCTAAAAGAGCTGTATACCTTAGCATTCGGTGGTCCACGCCAAACGGGGAAAACCAAATGGATGATCGAGCATTTAATTCGTGATCCTGATTCTCGTTTGATCGCACTCAACCTAACCATGCGTGAAGCTATCATTCAACAGCTTTCAGCGTATGCAAGGCTTGACGAAAATCGCGAAGGTGATGAACCACGACCAGATGCTATTTGGCACGCAGGCGGGATCGGCTGGGTGCAGGTGCATAAAGAAACCGCGGAATTAATTCGTAAAGATCCTAGGGTTGTCGAGCAGGCGATGCTTCGAATTATCACGGTGCCGATGTTGCGGACCATGATTAATCAAGACACCGTCTTGCCAATCAACATCAGCCAGATCTTTATCGACCAGCGCGTTCAGGCGTTCCAGCTGATCCGCGCTAGTAAATACTATACGTGGTTGGCCAAAGTTTCTGATAAACCTATTCTGACCTGGCTGATCGACTAAACTAATTTGCAGGGTACGAATCAATGAGTCTGGCTGATAACCAGCTCACAGCGATAATAGCTTAGACCTACGGCGCGCCCCTAAGTCCGTAATAGCCGAATGCACAAAGCACTACTGCTCATCCGGTAGGCATTCGATCGCTGAACCATTATTCGATATGACACGGCCCACACAGCCAACCGTCAAAACCAAATTGACCCTGCGGCCGCCGCCTAATATACACGTAGCCGATGCGCGAAGACGTGATGGCGTTTGAGCGGCAGGGATCATAGGCCCAGGTACGTCCTGGACCGACCTTATTAAGTTAATCGGTTCGAGTGTTGCCATCCTAGCTGACAAGGGTTCAGCATAACGGAGGCGAACATGAACTTATATCTGGTAGAGCGGACCGACACCGTCTGGTATGATGAGTATGTGGGTATGATCGTTGCGGCAGCGTCTGAAGATGCAGCGCGCATGATTCACCCGTCAGCATACAAACCGCTGGATAAAGCCGATGCGTTGCATTGCATAAAAGAGTCGGCGTGGTGTTTTGAGAATGATCGCAATCGTCGTAGTACGTATTGGGTGTTTTTGGAACATACATCGACTCTGCGCGTTACCCTAGTGGGAACAACGCACCTGGCTCCCTGCATCCTGCTCTTGGATTTTAATGCCGGTTAACTTAACGCCCGGGTAAGCCCGGGCACCTCTTCATATTTGAAGCCCTGGGTCACTGCGAACTTCAACGTAGTCACAAACATTCGCGATAATGGACTGTAGGAGCTGCAGCCGTATCCAGGGCTTCAATCCCAATCGTCCGGATAGTTTAATGAGAACAACGTCCTGGAAAGTGGTATAACTTACATGCCGCGTAATGGACGAAGGTGGATGAGGTTTGAGTCCTCCCTCCGGACAACCTTTTGCTCTACGTCGTACTGCCTGATGAGTTGCCGACGTTAACTGCAACGAAACCTCGAGCAGCCTGGTCCCGCAAGGGAGTTCCAACCGGGCTGCTCTTGTCGCAGGGTTATCTCATTGACCAGGGTGTCTCGAGCTAACGCAGCCTACTGACTATTTGAAATTACTACCGGGTTCTTTGGAATAGTCAGCGGGATGCGGTAATTTGACCGGTTACCTGTATCAGCATCGCAGGGGTGCGATGTACGGTTCATGTTCTTGTGTTGAGTAGATGTAGCGGCTAAAACCCCGGGGCTAAACACCTCGGGGTTTTATGCCGGTTAAAAGCCAAATGCATAATGCAGTTAATTTCAAATCTATATTACCGCAGTGATAGATGTAAATAAACCCCCTTCTTCGTTCAGGAGATACCGCTATGTTAATCCATTTTCTGCTGTACGGTTTTATGTTAAGCATGCTCGGCCTGGTAGGTATCCCATTGTTTGTGATGTACCGTCAAGTACTGGCCAAGCGCTACAACGTCAAACGCATTCAACGTCTGTTGGCTGAGTACAGCCACAATGATGAATTACACACTTACGCGAAAGCCGAACTGGCTGACGCCAAGAAACGCCCGTTCTGGAAATGGAACATCCACGCCTAAGGAGTACACCCATGTTTATTAAAGTCACTAACGATACTAGCGATAACGTTGCCCGCATTATGGCCAAGCAGGTTACGACCTGGGAGTACATGGACAGCAACCGGATGCGGGTGTTTACCACCGATGGCCATCAAATGGATATCAAGTGTGATATCGATAATTTTGATGACGCTATCCACCGTGCACTGAACGGTGAAGTCGTGGACATCACTTACTAACCCACAATTACCGATCTGCAATCTAACCCTTAACCTGTTGGAGTATTAAAAATGGCTTTAAGCAAGAAATCCCTGAAACGTCGCAACTGTCGCAACTACATTAACAAAACACCATACTTGTTAGTTCTCTCAGCAGTGCTGCGTATGAATGAAGCAGCTAAAGCATATAACTTAACGGCTCAACAGGGTCTTAGCAGTAAACACCATCCAGAACAGGCTTTCCGTGATGCAGTTAGACTGCGCCGTGCGGGGTTGTGGGATGAGTACAGTAAAGCAAAAACAGAGCTCCACAAGTACCGTCGTAAGTACGGGACTGAGTTCACCAAAAAGATTGCTCTTAGTGTTGACATTGCGGCCGCACGTAATCTGGAAGCTAATCGGATTGGTTTGAATAAACCCGGCTGGATACGCAAGAAGATTACCAATGTGTAATTTCTAACTAATACAGCCATATGTCATGGCTATCTACGACCAATAATTGTAAAAGGAGTTAGACCATGACAACAATGGTAGTAAACCCTGAGCACCAAGAACAAGTAGACACCGCAGTTCAACGTTTAGCACACAAGCTCAGACTGGAACTTAACCTTGACAAACCGGAGTATGAGGCAATCATGGAATCGAAAGAAGCGTTCTCACGTATTCGCCAACTTCTCATGGCAATGTGTGAACTGTACGCGCTCAAAGAAGAGCTGTGGCAGGAAGTGACCAGTCTGGGCGCTAACCTTACGACCGAGCGCATTGCTATTTTAGACAGCCGTCATCAGCCAATTAATGAAACCATCTATCAGCGGATCATTGAGATCAACTACCTCACCCGCTACCTGAGCGCTGAGCAGTTAAATGACGTAGATGGTTACATTGATCAGATTCAACCGCAGCTTCAGCGCTGCGTGCCGCGCATGAGCAAACCCACCCACCTTTTTGGGAGCCCGTATGACGACCCTCAAACCTGGTACCAGCCTTGCCGCTGCCAGCTTTCAACAGCTGTTGAACGCGCGGCGTCAGACGTTATCGCCGTCACTGCCGAAAGCTGGGCCGTCGCCCCAGACACAAAGCGTCGAACGCGTACTCCAAAGTTTGCTTGACCAACGCACCCTTAACCGTTCTGTATAACTTGACATGTGAGACCTAAATTATGAAAAGCAAAGTAACCGTCGCCGTTGGCTATAATCCCCTGACTAACCGCATGTGGGTCGCCAGCCAAATCATCGACCTGGTAAAGTCCGGCACTGCCGATATCTATGTCATCAATTCCGATGAACGTATTGCCGGTGACGTCTTGGCCACCGTACGCGAAATGACCAAGGACGACCTTGAGTACCAGCAACACATCAGTCAGCACAACATCCAGATCCACCCGATGTCGCCCGAGCAGATTGATGAGCTGGACGATGCTAAACCGGCTGGCCGAGGCGCTATTCTTGCCAACAGCATCTTCTCTATCCCGCTGCGCACATTGACCAAGCTGACCAAACACAACATGCCGGTGTATATCGGTTCCACCCCGGCGCAGCTGAAAGGCATCGAAGGCGAAGACGTGGATCTGCGTTTCCTGTAATACCTTGGGCTCCTTCGGGAGCCTTTTCTTTTTTGCAAGGAGAACCCGTATGTGTAAACTGTTTGAAGGTAAATGGGTCGTGGTCAGCGGTCTGTTCATTAACTTTGACCGTCACCACCTCAAGAACGAGCTGTGTGCGCGTGGCGCCACGGTCTCAGCTCGCCTGGATCGACGCGTAGCCATGCTGATTGCCGGTGATGCCGCCGGACGTAAGGTAGCGGAAGCCGAGCACCTGGGCATTCGCATTGTCTATGAGAATGAACTCTTAACATTACTGGGTCGAGGTAACGATGATCAAGCTGATAAAGCGATGGATCACTACTCCCTCGCACCTTGAAAGCGAGCTGCTGGCGCTGCGCAGCTGCAACGTGGAAACCGAACTGCCGCGCCTGGTGGTGGAAGACACTCACGCCTACATTGATAAACCCAAGAATAACCTTTACCCCACCATCGATTTTGTTATGGAGGATTATTACGCCAGTATCTTCAAATATGCACGAACCCTGGCAGTCCTTCGTTGCGACGTCGCCGATGTCTACCCAGATGGTTGCTCATCGCGTAGGGCCATTGCCCGCGGCATTCAGTTCTGGCACGACGATGGTCGGCAGTACATCTACTGGGCATGGCTTCACCCTGACCATAATAAGAAAATCTTTGCGGCCGATCTGTTCGATGCGCTTGCGCGCCAGGGATTAGATCGCCGTACCCTGGATAACTTCCGCATCGATTACCGTGCCGGTCGTATCTATCAGCACCATTTACCGTTAAAATAAAAAGGATGTATCATGAGCGCACGTAACAACAAAACGCAGTCCTGGGATTTTAAGACCGCCACCCTTGGCAGCCTGACGCTGGAGCTGAAGATTCCGCAAGACCCGACCCTGATAGATGATAAAGGGAAAGTGGATTTGTCGATGGGTCGTATCCGTAACAAGGATGGCGTGTACATTACCGACCACATCTATCTGCCGATTGCCGATCTGTCCAACCTCATCACCGGCGTGTTCAATAATGTCGCGCTGGGGCAGCCTATCACCGCCGGCTTAAACCGCGCAGAAGTGCACGCGGAACTGGCCGAGGCGATGAAGCTTTTGAACTACAGCGGTGCAACGAGCCTGCTGCAAAACACCACGATGAGTGGGGAGTTTGACTTTGCCGGCAATAAGGTCACCTACCAGCGCCAGGCTTTAGGTACCACGGTGGTGACGTCGTATAATACCCAGCTCCTCGCCACTAAAGATACCCGTGTTCGTAACGGTACCTGGACTCTACTCACCACCGATATTGAGCACGTAGGCAAAGCCGAAGACGAGTATGCGGCGTACATGGCCGCATATGCAGGCGAAGCTACGGCTAAGGTTGACTGATGTCGGTGCTTGATGAAATCATGCCGGAGGATGAGCCGCATTCTCAGCCAAGCATCACCACCTTTGTCGACGGGGTACCGACCTTTACCCCACGGGTAGTCGTTAAGCAGGTGTTGGATAATCTGGTGGTGGGCATCAGCAGCACGCCGGATATCACCAAAAGCCATTACACCGTGGGTGACGGGACCTTTGCCTACCACATGTTCTTTGCCCAGTCCGGCATGAGCCTGGTGGACGTGCTGGCCATGGCGTACCGCAACGTGTTCATGTGGATTCGTCCTCAGGGGGTGAATAGCCTCTACTACGACGTCAACCCTAACCGTGATCTGGCCCTGGCCCACCTGAGTCAGGTGTTGTCGGATCTGGTGGGGTCGGATGCAAGCGAGCGGATGTATGCGGACTACCACGACGAGCGACTGCTGGTGATTGATAAAGGCAGTGACGCCACGTTGTACCAGATCACCCGTAGCTACGAGCGCAAGCACGATCGCCTCACGACAATGATCACCGGGTTGCCCGAGCGTTATGCGTCGCTGGCACCGGAGGAGATATTTGAAGAAGGGGTGGTCTCCACGGTGCAGAAAACGCCGGCCTGGATTGACCCGGGTGATTTTATCCCGGGGGTGTGGACGGTGGATCCCAACGTGGACAGTGGCGAACAGTACTAAGCGGCATAAACAAGGCGCCTCCTCTCCCTACGGAGAGGCAGGCGGCCTTTATGCAGTTCTTTTTTTTTTTACCGTTTCGGTGTAGCCCGGCGAATTGCCCGGTAGCGACCCAGTCGGTTGTTGTAGGCGGCAACGCGCTGCCAGCGCTCACGCAGGAAGTCCTCGTAGTTCTGTGCCGCGTCCGAGTACTCCTGAATGACCTCACGGAACGCCCCGAGTTCCACACCGCCCTGAATCTGCCCCTGATCAAGCTTGATGCGCAGCTCTTTGTAGATGTACGCCTTGCAGGCATAGCGCGCCAGCTGGGAGAACTGCGGCCAGGAGTTGTTCTTGATGTTGTTGAGCTCCGCATCGTTGCTCAACCGGCAGCGCAGCGTCAGCTGGTTGGTAACAATTTGGGTTTCGTAAATGGCGATGGTGTTAAAGCCGACCAACTCACAGTTCACCAACTGAATCTCCACCGCCGGGGCATACGACTGCAACATGGTGGTGGTCATCATGCCGATGGCGCTGGTGTGAGAGTTCTGGTTAACCGAACCGGTGTAAGAACCAATCCCGGTTCCCGGTGAGCCGTACAACGCATCCGGATAGCCGTACATCACCGAGAGGATTTCGGTAATGCGCAGACCACGGGTTTTTTCCTGCCCTACGCGAAACACGGTGGTGTAGTTATCGGGTTTCCAGTACTCGGTGTCGTACAGCGGAATGATGACCTCTTCCCCGCCAAACAGGTCACAGTCCTTCAACACCTTGGCGTCAAAGATCTTGTTGCGGATCACATCGTTTAACGATGAGTTGTACACCTGTCGGGTGCCGGTGGTGCTGTACAGCTGACGGTCGCCAAGAAAAGCCGCTTTCAGTATCTCAAGCGGAATCTCAAACAGGATGTCGGCGATCGCATTATCGACTGCGCTCATGGGTGCTCCTTAGTAATGCGTAACTATGGCAACAATATATATGTTGCAGCTAACCTATCATAGAAATTTAACAGGAGTTTAGACATGAGCAAACGTGTAACCCGTATTTATGCCTGCGGCGGCGGCGCCATCAAGATCACTGCTGATCTGGTGGACTACGTCAACGCGCCCGGTTTTTCCGACACCAAGATCTCGCGTCTGGACACCTCGGACAAAAACCTGACCGCCAACATGACCCAGTCCTCGATCTTTGTCCTGGACGGGGCGGACGGTTCCGGCAAGCAGCGTGACCACAACTACAAGCCGGTCGTAGCCGCGATGAGCAAGATCCTGGCCCAGCATCAGCCGGAAGACTACAACATTGTGGTCTTTACCGCGGGCGGTGGTTCCGGTTCGGTCATCGGTCCGGTGCTGGTCGGTGAGCTGTTGCAGCGTAAGGCCCCGGTCATTGCGCTGGTTATTGGTACTACCGGTGATGAAACTCAGGCACAGAACTCGGTGAACACCATCAAGTCGCTGGGTGGTATTCAGGCACAGCACAAACGTCCAGTGGTGTTCTCCTACTTTGAAGTCAACCAGCACAACAGCCAGTCGGATGTGGATCAACAGGTACGCGGTGTGCTGTCCGGGTTGCTGAACCTGCTCGACAGCGACAACACCATCATTGACAACAAAGACATCGTCAACTTCCTCGACTGGACCAACGTGCGTAAAGAGATTCCAGCCCAGCTGGTGTGTCTGGAAATGTACAGCGGCACCGAGATCGACGAGCTGG